TGGCGGTCCCTGACGCGCTCCCTAAGGCCGTTCGCGCGTACCTCCCGGCCTCTACCCCTGCCGCGCCCGCGACGACGACCACGGCCGCGCCAGCGGCGCCGGTAGCGCCCTCGCCGCGCACCTCGACGGGCACGATTCCCCAGGCGCCGAGCGAACCGCAGGCATGGAGCGCCGAGGCCATCGCGCGGCTGTCGCCCGCGGACTTCCGCGCGAACCGCGAGGCCATCATGGCGGCGCTCCGCACGGGTTGACAGTTTGTCGCGGAGGACGTAGGGTGGACGTGCGGGGTTAGCGCCCCGCACGCGCACGGGGTCGAGCTCCCGTAAAAAAGCGAAAGGCGCGGGAACCCTCCAATCTGTCAGGAGGCCCCCGTGGCCAACGAAGTTTACTTTTCCGGTCTGTCCGGCAACGCCCGCGTTGCCGCGATCCTCAACCAGTTCGTCGTCACCAAGCTGACGGACACCGCGTCGCTCGTCAATCACCCGAGCATCACCCAGCTCCGTTCTATGAACGGCTCCGGGTCCACCGTCGTGCAGGTGCCGGTCGTGAGCTGGGGCGCGAACGCCATGGCGTCCGTGGCCGAGAACTCCACGGTGTCGAACACCGCGCTCACCACGACGAACGCCAACGTGACCATCGCTCGTCAGGCGCTCCGTCGCCAGATCAGCGACCTTGCGCAGCTCACCTCGGCGGGCATCGCGCTCGACGTGACGCTCGAGAACATCGCGGCCGACATGGTCCTCGCGTACAACAAGCGCGTGACTGCGATGCTCGGCGATCTGGCGTCTGGCTTCTCGACCTCGGTCGGCTCCACGGGCGTTGACCTCACGGTCGCGAACTTCTACGCCGCGATTTTTCAGCTCCAGCTCAACAGCGCGGACGGCATGTTCACGGCCATCCTGCACCCGCAGCAGATCAACGACCTCATCTCCTCGCTGCGCTCCGAGACCGGCCCCGGCCAGTACCTTGCGACGAGCCAGGATCAGGTCCAGGCGAAGGGCCCCGGCTTCCGCGGAAACCTGTTCGGCGTAGACGTCGCCTCGGCATGATGATCGCCCCCGGCGCGATCGGCGTGGCGACCGCGACCGCTGCCCCGATCCTCGGCGGGGCGACCATCGCGTCGCAGTCGCCCATCCTCGTAGAGATTGAGAGGGACGCCAGTTCGGGGAGTTCCATCGTTGTTGGCTCCGCATTCGTTGGCGTCGCCGAGCTGGACGACCTCCGCGGCGTCGGCATCCTCTCCGACGCCTGATCCTCTCAGACACGCACGCGCCCGCGTCGGTGGTTACCCTACCTGCGCGGGCGCATCTGAGTCTGCGACACAAAGGAGCGACGATGGCAGCGACATTTGGAACGAGTGGAACGGGACAGTTCGAGGGCCGCGCAGCGAGTCGCCCGCAGGCGATGCGCGAGCTCGTGCGGCTCGAGCCCTCTCCGACCTTCTGGTATCTGCACCATCCTGCCAAGTGGACCTATCGCGCTGGCGAGTGGCTCCCGATGCTTTCGACGCTGCGCGCTGACCCGGGCGTCGCCAACGTCGACCAGGGCGGCGACACCGCCGCCGCCGAGGTGGCCAAGCGCCGCCGGGGCTGGACGATCATTCCCTGGGACGCCGAGCCGGGCGGCTACGTCGTCGCCTACGACGGCGTCGCGGGCACGGTCCACATGTCGAAGTGGGAATTGCCCAAGGTCGTTGCCGGGCAGACGCGCATCGAGAGCGACGAGGAGGGCTATTGGGCCTTCTGCCGCCGCCTCGTGGTGGACGGATACATCGAGCTGCCGGATACGGACTTTATTGATCTCCAGATCGAGCGCCAGGAGAAGAAGGTCGGCGAGTGGCGCGAGAAGGCACCGAGCTCGCCGTACCACCGTGACGCTCTCGCCAACGAGGAGGCCCTCCTCGACGGGATGCGCGCTGCCATGGAGCGCCTCTACGCGCCGCCCGTGACGGACGGCGAGGCGCCCGCCGCGCCCGCACCCAAGCCGCGCCGAGGCCGCGCGTGAGCGAGCGCGCCGGCTACCGCGAGGCCATGGAGCGGATGACCCAGCGTCTCCGTGAGTCGGGCATGGCGAGCGACAAGGCGCGCAAGGTGGCCGAGGACACGGCGCGCCGTGCCGATCAGAAGCAAACCGACAAGGGCCGATAGGGGGCATCGATGTCGCTCGCCGAGACTGTCTACACCGCGCGCTTTCGGAGCACTGAGACGCTCGAGCGGGGGCGCACGCAGACGATCTCGTGTCCGACCTCGCGCGCGGGCGCGACGGCGACGCCGACGAGCGGCACCGTCACCATCTACCGGCCCGATCAGAGCGTGCTCGTAACGGGCGCGGTGACGGTCGCGAGCATCGCGACGTTCTCGCTCACGGGAGCGACGACGACGGCCGAGGCGCTCGGCGAGGGGTTCTTGATCGAGTGGGCGCTCGTGATGCCGGACGGCGTGACGCACACCTTCAGGCAGGACGCCGCCGTCTGTAGGCGAACGCTCTACAACGTCGTATCGCAAGATGACCTCACCCAGCGGCACTCCGACTTGCCGTCGCTCCTCGGCGCCGCGGCGAGCTACCAGCCGTACATCGACGAGGCGTTCTTTACGATCTGCAACCGACTGATCGGCGCGGGCCGTCGGCCCTACCTCGTGATCCAGCCGAGCGCGCTCCGCGAGTGCCATCTAATGCTGGCGCTTCACCTCGTGTTTATCGACTACAGCACGTCGGCCGGCGACGGCGGGCGGTGGCAGGCCCTCGCCGCGCACTACCTGTCGGCGTACGAACAGGCCTACGGGGCGCTTCGATTCAGCTACGACGAGGCCGACGACAACCGCGTCGACCCGACGAAGAAGAAGGCGGCCTCGTCGCAGATTTGGACGAACGGCCGCGGGCTCTCGCACGCGTCGTGGACTCGCTATGGCGGCTAAGACGGTTCGCCAGCTTCGCGAGGACGTGACGACGCGGATGCTCACGCTGTCGGGCTGGCGTGAGTCGCGCGTGCTCCCGGAGTCGTTCGGGCGCGACGCGGACAGCATCGCCCACAAGGCATTCGTCGTGCACCCCATCGCGACGAAGGATCTCCGGCAGTACCGGGGCAAGCCTGCCGAGGGCACGCTCGTCGAGACGGACCTCCAGATCCGGTACTCGTGGCGCATGGCGCCTAAGGACATGAGCAACAGCTACGACGACAGCCTCGACGGCGCCCAGGCCGTGATCAACCTGCTCATGGTCTACGACGCCAACTGGCCGAGCTCCTACAAGGTCCAAGTGCTCGAAACGTCGCAAGCCGGCACCGATACCGGTGAGTGGGTTATCGGCGTGGTAAGCTTCCGCATCGTCCACACGCTCCCGCTCCAATAGGTGGAATCATGGCTCAAAGCACGACGATCAAGAATTTTCGCGACGGCACGCTGACCTTCACGGACAATACCGGCACGCCGCTCAGCATGTCGATCGTGTACGAGGCGGGCGACTTCTCGATCGACAACCTGAACGAAGGGCTCGTTGAGACGACGGCCTACCTCGATCGCGGCGAGTTCGCGACGTTGCGCAAGACCAACCGCGTGTTCCCGTCGTTCTCGTTCACGGCGCACATGACGGACCTGTCGGACGCGACCGACAAGTTGCTCTACGACCTCGCGCGCAAGACCGGCGCGTGGGCGTCGGCCGTGTCGACGCTCGGCGCCAACGCCGACGCCATGACGTACAAGCTCACCTGGGTTTGTGAGGGGACCAACTTCGGCGACACCGCCGACCACACCCTCGTGATGGATTCCTGCCGCATCACGATCTCGATCTCCGAGGGCGACCCCAACTCCTTCTCCGTGTCCGGCATCGTCTACGGCACCATCACGGCGACCTGATGCAGTCCCGTACCGTCCAGCTCGGCCCGCACACGGTCACGCTCCGCGCGCCGCCCTCGTTCGCGCTGGGGCGCGTGGTGTCCATGGCGCTGTCCCAGTCGCCGCTCCTGGGTCTCGGCGCGGCGCTCGGCGTGTGCTGGGGCGGCAAGCCGCTCAAGGCCTCGCTCAAGGCCTGCCAGCACGACGCGTGCGCCTACGGGGCGGCCGTCGTCGACGAGCTCCACGCGCTCGGCATTCCCGAGGGCGAGATCTGGACGGCGGCCTCGGCGGCGGTCGAGCTGCTCACGGCCTCGACGCCGACGGAGGCGGGCGTAGCTGCCGCTGCGGATTTTACCGCGCCCCCGGCGGCGGGCTCGACGCCGTAGCCATGGAGATCGGGCTCGCCTACTGTGGGGAGCCCGACGCGTTCTACGCGTGGCCTGTCGAGACACAAGAGCGCGTGCTCGGATGGTGGCGCGCGAAGCACACGCCGCCCGCGCCGGCGCCGAAGCGAGGCAAGTCCGCAGCCGAGGGCGACGCGGCGGCGCTTGCGTTCTGGGGGCTCGGGTGAGGCCTCCCGGAACGCGCCGGTTCGTTTCAGAGACGACGACCGTAACGCTGGACCGCGCCCTCGATGACGCGCTCCTCGCGTTGGCGCGCGACGTTGCGGGCGGCGTGATCGACGTGCTCGAGGGGATGGCGTCGCAGACCGTCGATCAGACGCGCGCCAAGTGGTACACCATCGTTCGCAAGCGTTCCGGGCGCTCGGGCGCCGGCACGAAGTACCGGATGGAGATTCGCGGCGACTCGATCCGCGCGATCGTCTACAACGACGCAAAGGCGCTTGCGAAGCGCGACGTCAACGTGGACGCGCAAGGCCGCCTTCTCCCAGGCAGGCAGCAGAAAGCCGGGCAAGTCGTCGCTACGCAAGAGTCCTACGCGTACTTTGTCCACGCGCCGGGCGCGCTCTCGACGATCGCGAAGTCGGTCCCCTTGGAGGAGTACCGAAAGCTGATGAGCCTGTGGCGCAAAGAGCGCCGCCTCCCGCCGGGCTACATCGCGGGCGCGTACAAGGACCGCAAAGGCCGCTCGCGGCCTGTCGGCATCGCGCGCATCGTGCGCAACCCGCTCGCGTCCGACGGCAAGAAGGTGTGGGACACCCTCGCCGTCAAGGGGTCCAAGGCCGTGATAAAGTCGGAACTCGTTGAGCTCGACCGCGCCCTACAGGCGGCCGGGAAAAACCTCGGGAGGCGCTGATGGCGACGGCAGAACTCACCATCACCGCTAACATTGAGGGCCTCCGGCGCCAGCTCGAATCGATCAAGGACATCACCGCCGACCAAGCGACGGCGATGGCCAACCAGCTCAACAAGTCGATCAAGGCCGCCGAAAACGCGTCGCGCGCCGCCGCGAAGGCCTCAAAGGTCGCCGCCGACGAGGCGAAGGCGGCCGGGCGCGCGGCGGCCGATGCGCTGAATGTCGCCTCCGAGTCGGCCACGCGCTTCGGCGACAAGGCCGGGGCGGTAGGCTCGAACGCCGGCAAGCTGGCCGGTATCCTCGACATGCTCGTACCCGGCCTGGGTGGCGTGGCGCGCGGCGTGGCCGATGTCGCAGACACCGCCGAGGTGGCCTCCGTCGCCACGAAGGGCCTCGGCCTGTCGATGAGCTCGACGCTCGCCGTGCTCGGCCCCGTCGCCATCGCCGTCGCCGCGTTGGGGGCAACCTATGCGTATCTCTCGTCGGAGCTCGACGCGGCCGAGCAGAAGCAGGCGGCGGCGGCGGACGCGGCGACCAAGCAAGCGGAGGCCGCCGAGAGGTGGGCGGCGACGACGCAAGAGGCCACCGATGCTGTCGCGATTGCGAGCGATGCTGCCAACGGCGAGGCCATCGCCATCCGCAAAGCGAACAAAGCCGTAGACGAGGGCGCCGCGGCGGTTCGGGCGTTGGCGGTGGTCAGGCGCGACGAGGCGGCGGCGGCGTCCAGGGCCTTTGGCACCTCGGAGTCGGACGCGGCTAAGGCTGCGTACGCTGAAGCCCAGCGCGAACAGGGGAAGCTCGACGCGCTGGACGCGCGCATCGACCGCACGAAAACCGAGCGAGAGCTTGTGATCACCGGCGAGTACGCCAAGGGCCGCGCGGCGAAAGAGACGGCCGACGCGCAGATTCGAGCAGCCAACGCGGCGGCGAAGCGCGCGGCCGACGAAGCCGCCCTCGCCGAGGTCGAGCGCGTCATCCTTGAGCAGACGCAGACGTACCGTTCGGCGCTCACGTCCCTTCAGGAGACGACGCGCGCCGCCAACGACGCGCAACTCACGGGCGCGGACGCGGTCGAGGCGGCGTTGGCGCGGCAGATCGAGAAGGTCAACGAACTTGCGGCGGCCCAAGTCGAGCGCGGCGTGGGCGGCACAGAGCAGATCCTCGCAGTCGAGGCCGCGCGGATCGAGGCCGTGACCGCCCTCGAAGCCAAGGGCGCCGCCGACATCGACGCCATCTACGAGGCGGCGGCCCAGCGGCGCAACGAGGAGCGCGAAGCCGAGCTCGTCGCCGAGAAGGCGTACCAGCAGATGCGTGCGGAGGCAACGGCCTCGGCAACGTCAAGCCTGCTCGGCGCCACGTCGGAGGCCTTCGCCCAAGCGGCCGAAGAGCAGGCCAAGACCAATCAGGACGCCGCCGCCGCGAGCTTCGCGGCCTCGAAAGCCGCGGCTGTAGCGCAGGCGGTGGTAAACACGGCCCTCGCGATTAGCAGCGCCAACACCCTACCGCCCCCGGCGAACTTCATCGCCATGGCGGCGGCGGGCATCTCCGGGGCGACGACGCTCGCCTCGATCGCCGCGGCGCCGCCGCCCTCGTTCAACGACACGCCGGGCGTGCAGGTGATGGGGCAGCGCGGGAACGTGTCCCTGGCAAGCGGCGATTATTTCGCGGCGGCGCGGTCGCCGACGGAGCTACAGCGCCAGGTGGGCGCGTCGGCGTCGGGCGGGCCTACGGTGCTCCAAGTGCGCCTCGGGCACAAAGTCCTCGATCAGTCCGTGGCCCGCACCATCCAAGAGGGCGGGCGCCTGTCGCGTGAGATCTCGGGCCGAGTCAAGTCGGGCACCACGGGACACCGGAGTCGCGCGTGATCCTCTACCCGTCGCAGCTCACCGGGCGCCGCGTCTACTGGCTGCTTACCGTCGACGTGGGCGGCGTCCTGATGCGCATGGCCGACGACGAGGTCGACGTCGTTACGGCGTCGGGCCAGGTGCTCCACTACTCGGCGGGCCTCGACGGCATCGAGACAACCGAGGGCATCGACCTGTTCGGCGACAGCGTGGGGCAGCTCTCCGTGCCGCTCGAGTTCATCGCGCCGCCGGGTGTGAGCATCGCCGCCCTCGTCGCGCGCGGCGGTGACCTGTCGGCCGGGCGTGGCGAGCTCGCGCGGTGGGTGTCGGGCACTACCTACGAGGCGCGGCGCGTAGTGCTCGTCGGCGGCCTCACCGACCCCGAGTACGGCGACGACGGCGAGGCCGTGGCCACGTCGCTCGAGGAGCGCCTCGCGTACGACGAGACGCTCACGAGCGCGGCGTCACTGGCCACCACGGCGACGAACTGGGCACACACGGCGGATCTCCTCGACGACTGGATCGATGTGCCCTACCCCATCGTCATCGGCCGCCCCGGCTACCAGGGCGGGAGCTCCTACGTGACCGGCTCGCCGGCTGTGTGGGCAGATCATCGAGACGTCGCCGTTGGGGGCGCGTTCCCTGGTCGGGCCGTCGGCAACATCTGCGTACTTGCCGGGCATCACGTGTCGGCGAACTACGTCTACCTGAACCACGACCAGTATACGGCCGCCGACAAGCGTTTCCGAGTGTTCAACGGCTTCGACTTGGGCGGCAACCCCATCGCGTTCGCGGCGTGGTATCTGACGACGACGAGCCCCGACGCGTTCGAGTATTCATCCTCGTACGTCTACACGGTCTTTATCGACCCCGACCCCGCGACGACGACGGGCGGCCCTACCGTCTCGTTCGGCTCGCTCTACGTCGACCTCGAGGCGACGTTCACGTCAGACGAACAGCTCCCGCTCTACGTCGTCTGGAAGGACGAAGCCACGGTAAACGGCGGCGGCGGCGGGCTTGTGCGCGGTGGTGTACTTATCCGCAGCGCCGGCGATGTACTTGAGTACTTGTTGTCGCTCACGTCGATCCCGGTGGACGCCGGGCGCTTCGCCGCCGCCGCGCCGCTCCTCGATGCGTTCCAGCTCGACGCGACGATCACGGAGCGCGTGAACGTGTGGGAGCTCATCCAGGATGAGATCCTGCCGCTGCTACCCGTGTCGCTCGTGAGCGGCCCCGAGGGGCTCTACCCGGTCGTGTGGCGCTACTCTGCCGGCCCCGGTGACGCCGTGCTCGTACTCAACGCCGACACCGATCCCGACGTGTCGCGCGCCGGGCGCGTCGCCTACGACAGCAGCGACAGGAAGAACCGCTTCACCCTTGAATACCAGCTCTCCTACCGCACGGGCAGCTATCAAGCGTCGCTGACCTACGGCGCCGCCGCCGACGCCGCAGACGACGCCTCCGTCACCGTGCATCCCGCGTGCACCTACGCGCGGGCGCGAACCGGCCTCGTGGTCGAGCAGTCGATGTCAAGCGCGTGGGTGTACGACAGCGCGACGGCCCGCGCCGTGCTCGAATGGCAGGCCGCCGCCTACGCGCTGCCGACGCGCACCGTTGCCTACCTCGTTCCCGAGGTGGCCTTCGTCCACGTTGAGCGCGGCATGATCGTGGCGCTCACGGACTCCAGCATCTACCTCGCGGGCGCCCTCTGCATGGTGCGCGACGTTCTGACGGATGGGACGGGTTACCTGACGCTCACGCTCCAGCTCCTCGAGGCACCGAATGGCTAAGACGCAGCCGACTCACGACTTGCGCGGCCTGCTGGTCCCCGAGGCCGGCACGCTGACGGCGACGTACACGGCGACCTCCCAAGCGGGGCCGCGAGCTGGCGCGATCGTGCCCGATCAAGTCACCGGCCTCTCGCTCTACGGGTCGGGCGCCCTCGACGCCAACTCCCAGGCCGCGCTCGGCGGCGACATGATCCTCAACATCGCGGCGGCCGGGAGCGTCGGCACCGCTCAGTGCCGGTGGCGGTTCGACGGCGAGGTGGCGCGCAACTACGACCCGCCCGTGATGATGGCGGGCTGGGAGTACATCGACCGCACCACGACGGCGACGCGCTACCGCTATCCGCACATCGTGCGCCGCGCCGAGACCGGCCTCCTCGCCGTCGTGTCGACGTACAACACCAACGACCTCCGCGTGCACGCCCAGGGCACCACGGGCAAGTGGACGATGGCGACGCTCGCGACGAGCAACTTCGCCTCGAAGGCCTGCCTCGTCGATATGCCGTCGGGCCGCCTCCTCGCGCTCTACGTGGTGCCGTCCTCGCCGGCGGGCTCGTCGACACAGATCCGGATGGCCTACTCTGACGACGACGGCGCGACGTGGACCACGGGCTCTGACGCCGTGCTTCCGTCCGCGATCGGCGTGGCGCCGTCGGACATCCAGCGCATCCGCGCCGTGGAGCTCGGCGGCCAGATCGCCATGCTCATCCACTACGTCTCGGCCGGCGTCGACGTGATCTACCAGTACGCGAGCCGCGACGGCGGCGGCACGTTCGCCACCATCGAGGCCGTCGGCCTCGTCGCGCGGGGGTTCCCTGACCTCGCCGTGAGTCAGGGCTCGATCTACGTGGCGCTCCTGCGCTACGACGCCTCGTTCACGCCCGTGACGATCCGGCCCTACGTCTACCGCCTCGCGTCGGCGTCGCAGCCTGTGACGAGCTCGCAGGGCGTCAACGCCGCAACCGCCGCGGGCAACGCGGTGTTCGGCTCGTACGCAGGCACGGCGTTCACGGCCGGCGAGCTGGCCATCCTCGCGACGGATGACGGGACGCTCTACCTGTACGGCGTAGACTTCGCGGGCGGCGGGACTGGCGAGGTCATCACGCGCGTCTCCGTTGATCGCGGCGCCAACTGGGACCAGAACTTCCGCAACTCGCGCGCGGCGGTGGGCGGCACGGTGGCGCACTACTCGGGCTCGGCCTCGACGGCCTGGCGCGACCTGTCCGTCGCTCCGGAGCGCGGGCGCGCCGTCCTGGCGCACACCTACATCGGAACCGTCGTCAACGACTACACGAGCCTCTGCGCGGCCTACCTCGGCGGGTGGTCGACGGTGGGGATGCCCGCGCCGGGCGATCAAGACGCGTGGGAGGTGGCGGGCTGGGACGACAGCTACGTCCCGATGGACCTCCCCGACGACGCCGGGCCTACGTGGACGCGCACGCTCACGGGCTCGGCAACCGAGGCGCTCGGCGATGCTGGCGTCACGTTGACGGCGACGGGCGCCGACCGCGTGTTCTTTACGACGGCGCCCACGACGACCGGCTACCTCGAGGACGGCATTCTCTGCGAGGCCCGCGTCGTCGCCACGTCCGGCACGTCGGCGATAGACCTCCGCGTGTGCGACGGTACGAACGGCTACCGTGCCAGGGTAGAGATCACGACGACGGGCGTAACGCTCTCCGACGTGGGCGGCGGCGCCTTCACGGCGACGACGGCGGTAGATGCCACGTTGGGCATCGTGGTGCGCATCGCGCTCGGGAAGGCGACCGGCGCATGGTCTACCAACGTCGGCCGGGTGCGCGCATGGGTGCGCGTCGATGGCCCCTACACCGGTGGCGCCGTCAACCACGGCCCGCGACAGGACCGCGAGTGGACGCAGATCGGCACGTCCTCGACGCTCCAGAGCATCGCCACGGCCGCCAACCGCATCGCCTGGGGCGCGCTCACGGCCGCCGCGACGTCGACGTGGGGGTGGGTGTACTTCTCGGCCGGACGGGAGACGGCCGGGAACATCCTGACGAGCGCCACGGGCACCACGCGCGGCCACGTCGTGCCGAGCTCGGCGAGCCCCGTGCACATCACGGACGGTCTCCGCGTCCACGGCGTCGACGGTCCCACCGTCCAGGGCGACTCGTTCCGCACGCGCGCCGACTACGAGTACCCCGTGTCGGCGATCAATCCGGCCGTGAGTCCGTCACCGCGGCGCCGGTGGCGCTCAACCTCCGACGCTCAACAGGACATCATCCTCACCGGCGTGTCGCTCGGCGCCCGCTCGGGCGACCTCTACGGCTTGTACCTCGCGGGCTGCAACTGGCGCACGGCGACGCTCTACCGCGACTCGAGCGCGACCAACAAAGTCTGCGACATCGACCTCGGCGCCGGCATGTCCGCGCTCGACTTCACGCGCACGCGTGGGCTCGTGTTCCCGATCGCCGGTGCGAGCGGGGGGATGCCGTTCTACGCGGGGGCACAGCGCCTCGCCGGCGCAACTGTCGAGTACACGCAGGCAGTCGGGCCTACCGTCGTCGCTCGCGAGGTGGCCGGGAACACGTCGGGCGCTTGGATCGGCGGCTCGGCGACGGGCACCTATGCGGCCGTGCGCATCGACCTCGACGCGTTCGAGGCGGGCGACCCGACGACGGGGCAGATGGGCCTCCGGATGCCGAGCGCCGTGATCCTGTTCGACGCGCTCGTCGGGACCGATACGCTGATGCTCCGGATTCCGGGCCAGGTCACGCCCGGCGACTACTTCTCGATCGGGACGATGATCGTGGGGCGCGTGCGGCTGTTCGGCAGGCAGTACTCGCGCGGGCGCGGCCTCACGTTCACGCCGGCCTACGAGCTCACCGAGACGCGCAGCGGCACACGCCGCGCTCGGCGGCTCGGCCCGACACGCCGCGCCATGGAGATGGCGTGGGACGATGGCATCGACACGACGGGCCTAAACACGGCCGGCACGGCGCCGGACTACTACGGCCTCGGGTACTCGGGCGCCGACGGCCTCACGGCCATCGCGGACACCGGGCGCACGCTCGCCGGCCTGATCGAGCAGACGGACGGCGCCGTGCTGCCGGTCGTCGTGCTCCCGGCCATCCCGCAGCAGGCGTCCGCGCCGGGTACGACCGGTGTGCAGCTCCTCAACCCGGAGGCGCACCTCTACGGGCGCATCCTGACGGAGACGCTCCGCGTCGACAGTGACGCGAGCGTGCGCGGGCAGGAGCTCCGCGACCCCGGCGAGGTGGTGCAGGTGTCCACAGTGATCGTGGAAGAGGAGCTCTGATGCCGGCGACGACTGTTTGCCCGGTGGCCTGGATTGAGATCGGCTCGCAGGCCGACGCGACGGTGCGGGCGCTCAAGATCGTGGCGGGCTCGGGCGTCACGCTGACCACGTCGACCTCGGCGGGCGTGGCGACGACGACGATCGCGGCCTCGGGCGGCGGCGGGAGCCCTACTGGTGCGGCGGGCGGCGACTTGGGCGGGACGTACCCGAATCCCACGGTGACCCAGGCCCGCGGCCTCCGCGAGACGGGCGGCCCTACGACGCTCACGGTGGGGGCCGTCGCCGACGGGCAATACCTGCGGCGCTCGGGCTCGTCGATCGTCGGCGCCTATCTCGCGCTCGTCGTCGGCGTTACCGGCGGCGATCTCACATTCACCGACGGCAGCGCGGGCGTAGAGCTCCCGGCCGCCGCCGTTACCGCGGGGACTGTCGCATGAGTCTGGAGCACATCAACTGGCGATACGTCGGCTCGCAGTCGTTCGCTTCGGCGACCGTGGCGGCGGTCCTCGACGCAACCTACACGCTCGGCATCAAGACGACCTATGCCAACGGGGCGACGCGCACCGAGGGCACCGGGAGCGCGTGGACGTTCACCGGCAACCGCTACCAGAACACCGGGACGACAGAGGCGCTCTATCCGGCGCCGCCTACCTCGACGCTGAACGGGCGCATCCTCCTCGCGGGCGCGGCCACTCTGCCGTCGCCCAACCCCACGATGGCCTCTCCTGACGCCGCCGCCGCCAACATCCTGCTCGCGAACGTCGTCAAGAACGCGGGGGCTTTCGCGACGTGGAACGCCGCCTCCCCGATGACCTCGGGCCAAACGTTCGGTTACTGGCGCGTGTGGCCCACCTCGGCCGGCACTGGCAGCGTCTACCTCTACGAGGGGAAAGACGCGCTGCTCGTCGTGGTGTCGGCGGGCGCTGCTGCCTACGCGTGGATCGGCGGCGCCATCGGCGACCCGGAGACGGACTCCACGTCGGACGGAGAGAGCGACGGCAAGGTCTACGGACAGGCTGTGTCAGGTACAAACGCCGTGTGGTTGGCCAACTGGTTCGGCGCCACGAGTGCCACAACTTCGGGTTTCCCGCTCGTCCACGCCACCGGGGCAAGTCAAACCCACATCGGGGTATTTACTCCGGGCGGAAGCACGATTCTAACCGCGACGTCGCTTACGGGCGGTCTCGTCGCCATGACGACCACCGGACTGAAGACCCGCTCGGGCCGGTGGGCTCGGGCGCCGCTCCTCTACAGGTACACCGCCGCCGCGCCCAACGACGGCTTCGCGTTCCGCCTACGCGAGGTGTTCGCGTTCAGCGACGAGACCATGGGCCGCACCCAGACGAACGGCGCGACGACGATCGGCTACGTCGCCGGCCCCTCCGCGACGACCAATCAGGACGCGCTCCTTCTGGAGCACGGATGAGCCCGGCCGTCGAGTGGCTCCGCGGCCACCTCGCCGAGGGGAGGTCCATCGCGCTCGTCTCCGTCGCCGTTGAGCATCACGAGGCGCTCCATGCCTCCGGGCTCATCGCGGGCGCCGTCCTTGAACCGCCTCCCCCGGCGCGCGACGGGTGCATCGTCGTCATCGACGAGGCCGGTGACGAGTGGGCGGCGCACCTGTCCGCGTCGTAGTCCGCCGCTCGGCGACGCGCGAGACAAACTGTGATACGACGTGTCCATCCGCAACAGGACGATCATGCCTGACTCTCCCTCGTGGTACGGCAAAGCATTCAAGCTCGAAGGACCGGCCGGCATCCTCGCGATTCTGTTCACCAGCGGCCTGATCGGGGCGAGCGCGGCGGGGGGCGTCGGCGAGATCACGCGGGAGGCCGACATGGCGGCGGTGGACGCTCGCGTGGACGCGCGCATGGGCGACGTGGTCGAGCAGATCCGGCGGGAGCAGCAGGCCGCGAGCGACGCAGCCCAGGCCCTCGCGGGGGCGCGGTACGATGAGATTCTCCGTCGCCTTGACCGCATCGAGCGGCGACTGGATACCCAGTGATGCCCTCGCGCAACATCCTCGACCTGCACCCGGACCTCCAGCCGCTCGCGCTCGCGTTCCTGGCGCGGTGCGCCGCCCGCCAGGTGGACGTGCTCATCGTGTGCACGTACCGGAGCGGCGCCGAACAGGACGCGCTCTACGCCATCGGGCGCACGAAGCCGGGGGCGAAGGTGACGAACGCCCGCGCCGGGCAGTCGGCGCACAACCACACGATCGACGGGAAGCCCGCCGCGCGCGCGTTTGACGCCGTTCCGCTTCTCCACGGCAAGCCTATCTGGGAAGATCCGCGCGACGCGGACACCGACTGGACGAACGACTTCGGCTGGCGCGTGATGGGGGAGGTGGCCGCCGAGCTCGGGCTCGTGTGGTACGGCAAGCCGGGCTCGGCGTTCCGCGAGGCACCCCATTTCCAGCTGGCGGGCGCGTGACCCTCGACGCTCTCGACGCGTTCATGGCCATCTTCGGCCTCACTCGCGTCCCCAACGACCCCGAGCTCGAGCCGACGAACGCCGACCGCGCCCAGCTCGCCGCCCTCGGCGCGACGCCGCCCGAGGCGCTCACCGTGACCGTGCGCCGGCCCGAGCCAGCGGCGGGGCACTTCACCGACTGACGGAGCCCAGATGCCCCTCACGCCGAACGAACACCCCACCGTCGCCCTCAACCTCGGCCGCGTGGTCATGCTCATCGTGCGCGCCCTCGGCAAGCAGAGCGACGGCGGCGCCAAGATCACGCCGGCCGAGTGGGCGGCGATCGGAGTGGAGGCCGGCCTCGTCGCGGCGAAGGTGGCGCGCGACGTGCGCGATTAGGCTACGGTAGACATCGATCTTCAGCCCGTAGTCGCGTCTCCTCCTCGCGGCGGTGCTCGCCGCGCTCAATGGCATCTGCGGCGCGCAGTAGCAGGCCGCGTCCGGACGGGGACAGGGCGCGTTCTCCGGCCTCGATGGGGTGGGGCTCGTTCGCCTCGGCGTTCAGCCACGCCACCACGGCGGCGCGCTCGGCGGCTACCTCGGCGCGCAGGCGCTCCACCTCCTCGACGAGCGCGAGAGCCTCGGCAGGAGGCAGCAGCACGGGCGCACCGTGCCCCGCCGTGAGGCGGGCGCGTGCCAATAGGGCGTGAAGGTCGGTCATTTGCCCTCCTCGCGGCGGTGCTCGCCGCGTTCGATGGCGCTGGCTGCGCTCTCAAAGTTCGTCGCTGCCAGCGGCGCGTCGAGTTGCGCGGACACCAGCGCGCAGTCACGCAAGTACGCCACCACGGCCGCGCGCTCGGCCGCGCGCTCCTCCGTGCGCGCCAGCTCAACGGCGCGGGGCAGAGCTGCGGACAGCACCTCGAGGGCCTCGACGAGTGCGGCGCCGGCCTCGCGGCGCGCGGTCTCGGCGGGGATCATGCGGGCACGCGGAGAGCTTTGAGCGCCGCGAGCTCGCGGAGCACCTCGGCGTCGTCGTGGACCTCGAGGAGGCCGAGCTCCTCGCGGACGGCGTCGATCAGGTCGCGGAGGTGGTCGCGCTCGGCGGCGAGGGCGCGCACGGCGTCGCCCTCCTCGAGCTTGTCGTCAGGGTCGACGCCGGCCTCGTCAAGCGCCGCGAGCACGTCGTGGAGGCGAGCCTCGAAGCCCTCGGCCTCCTCGCGCCAGAAGGCAAGCGTAGGTGCTCCCAGCGTGGGAGCGGCGAGCGGTGAGGTGGGCTGGGTGCGATGAGGCATGGGAACTCCGAAGGGAACGCCGGGGCCGTGACGTGGCCCCGGCGGTGGGGTGGTTAGGGGGAGCCGGCAGCAATCATTCGCTCCAATAGGTCGAGCGCGCTGACCTGAAGCGTCTCGACGGTGGGACGTAGCGCGTCCCAGGCGGCGGCCCTGGCGGCGTCCCTGGCGGCGTCCCAGGCGGCGGCCCAGGCGGCGTCCCAGGCGGCGTCCCCGGAGGCGTCCCCGGCGGCGGCCCTGGCGGCGGCCCTGGCGGCGGCCCTGGCGGCGTCCCAGGCGGCGTCCCCGGAGGCGTCCCCGGCGGCGGCCCAGGCGGCGGCCCCGGCGGCGGCCCTGGCGGCGTCCCAGGCGGCGTCCCAGGCGGCGTCCCAGGCGGCGGCCCTGGCGGCGGCCCTGGCGGCGGCCCCGGCGGCGCGGACGACCGGCCCTGCGGCTTCCGCGCTGGCCATGTTGACAATTTCGCCCAATGCGCGAAGAGCGGACGCGTGAGGCTTGGTCGCCTCGACGAGGTCGAGCCACGCAGGGGTGTAGACGCGGATAAGCCAGTCCAGCGCGAGGTAGGAGCGCCGCTCGGCAACCGCCAACGAATCGCGAGAGCCGACAAGGCGAGGGATGAACCGCTTCAGGTAGAGATCGCGGCGGGCGTCGTCGGGCAGGCCATCGTTCCAACTGCGCATAAAAGCCGCGATGACCGGACAAGCGCACGCGGGTGTGTCGGTGTGCGCTTCTCCAGCGACAAAAGCCACAGCTTCCATCGCGCACATCCCCTCCTCAACGGACCCGTGGCTACCGGAACGGAGGGGGATGGAGGCGAGAAGAGCGAGACGATCTTGAAGAATGAGCATCGGGAACTCCGAAGGGAAGCCGAGGCCGTGACGCGGCCCCGGCGGTGGGGTGGTTTAGGACGGGAGTTCGGCGCGTTCGGCGCGTTCGTCGCTCGGCTCAACCGGAGCGGGCGCCGGCTCAACCTTGGGCGCGTACATCCGCGCCTCGGCGAGCCAATCGGCCCGCCAGTTGCGCTCCTGGGTCTCGTGGCACGACGCGTAGGCGCCGTGGTCGTAGCCGCAAGAGGGGCACATCAGAACGGGATCTCGCCGTTGTCGTCATCGCCGGGCGGCGGGGGCGGCGGGCTTGCGGCCTGGACGCGCGGCTTCGCGCCTCCCGAGCGCGGCGGCCAGATGACGCCCTCGCAGCTCGCCTTGTCCTTGCATTTGAAATCGGGCGCTTTGGCGTTCATCACGCCCGAGGCCTTCTTCGGGCGGTTGTCCCACATGGCGCCGCCGCAGATGGGGCACGGAGGATCGTTGCGGTCGCTGCTCGTCGGCGAGGCCTCGACGGGCGCTACGACGCGCAGCTCGGCGGGCGCCGGACGCTCGGCCGGACGCTCCGTCGGGCGCTCCTCGCGACGCACCGGCTGTGAGGCGGCGGCGCCGTCGTCATCCTCGGCGGACAGGCCGAGCACGGCGGCGTAGGCGTACCGGCGCAGGTACGAGATGACGGAGCCGGCGGCCTGGGCCGTCTCGGCGGACAGTCGCACGCCGCTCTCGTCGCCGATGAACTCGCCAGACGCGTGCATGAGCATCGTCGTTACGGTCGTGGTGCCGTCGTCCCGGCGACCAGGGAGCTGGACCACGGCGAGGCCGTGCTTCCCGAGCGCGGCGCGCGACGCGTCGTGGAGGCTGGCGAGGTCCGCGTACGTGCTGCGGAAGTGCGGGTTTGTGGCGTTCTTCTTCGCCGGGCCCATCTCGGCCTGTGCCGAGGCGAGAGCTTCGGCCAGCTTGCCGATGGTGGCGGACATGACGAGGGGCATGGTTAGTTCTCCAACGTGTAGTGAGCGATAAGCGGCGACACCGCCGCGATGAGGTAGGCAAGAGGCGGGGGACCGCCTGCTGGGGACATAGCCCACACGGCGAGGGCGTAGAGTTCAGACATCGGGGGACTCCTTCGGGACGTGGTAGGCCGGGGGAAGGGGGCGCGTTTGGAGCATGACGGCGGCGGGCACCTCAAGGTCGACGACGTGGATGTCGTCGTGTCCGCACAGTGACGCCGTGAGGGCGCGGGCGTTGGCGCACGACTCCTCGTTGTCTGGATCGGCGAAGAACGCCCAGGGAACGCCGCTGTAGTCGGAACCGGCCATGTAGACTCGAACCTTCATGCTCACCTCGCCCTTCCTTATTACTATGCCCCGGCGGAATAGTGCAAGGGTAGCGACGAAGATTTATTCCCCCTTGCCATAGCTGGGCGCGGCGTGGTAGCAGTAGGCCATGCTGAACCACCGAACGTTCGGCGCCCTCTGTCGGGAGTGGCGCGGAGAGACTACCCAGACGGAGGCCGCCGGGCTGCTCGGCATCCTCCAGAGCACCCTAAGCAAGCTCGAGGCCGACCAGCGGCGGCCGACTACGCGCGTCATCGCGCGGATGGCCGAGGTGTACGGCCTCGATGATCTCGACGTAGCCTACGCCGTGCGCCTCGCGTGCGCTGAGATGGCTGTCGCGGGCGACGAGGAGAGCGACGATGCCGACCGTGCTTGACGCCAACGGGCGCACCTTGACGGATCGAGTGTGGCTCGCACTCGATGCGGAGCCGTGGAGCACCGCGAAAGACCTCGCCGACGAGCTCGGCGCGCGGCCGTCGTCGATCTCGAACATCCTCCAGAACATGGTGATGTGCGGCCGTGCCGAGCGCGTGCGTTCGCGCCGCAACTCCAGCGTTGCGCGCGTGTGGAGCTATCGAATCGTGGCCACCGTCCCGGAACATCTCCTATGAACATCCTCGGCATCGACCCAGGTAAGGACGGCGCGGCCGTGCTCATCCGCGACGGGGCGCACGTGCACGCCGTGCTCGCCTCCGAGCTGCTGTGCGGCCAGTCGTGGGAGGCGGCACACGCCGAGGTGACGCGCTGGCTTCGCCTCGTGCACGCGACGTGGCCGCTGGACCTCGTCGTGCTTGAGCGCGTCGGCGGACGGCCCGGCGAGGGCGCCACGTCGGCGCGCACGATGGGTGTCGGCTGGGGCCTATGGCTCGGCGGCGCGTCAATGCTCGGCGTGCCCGTCATCGTCCCGACGCCGCAGCGGTGGCAGCGCGAGATCCTCGCCGACTTGCCCGGCGACACGAAGGCCCGCTCGGTGGCGTGGTGCCGAGCGCACCTTCCCGAGCTGGACCTGACGCCGGGGCGGCGACGCGTGCCCCACGACGGCCTCGCCGACGCAGCCTGCCTCGCGGTGTACGGGAGGCGGCATGGTTGAGCGCCTGCGTCGAATCCTGACGCTCTTTGGCCCGTGCTCGGCGTGGTCGTTGCGCCGTGAACTCGGCGTGCTGCCGGGTGAGCTGCTCGTGATGCTCCGCGAGGTGGGCGCGGTGCGCTGCGACCACGGCGGGCGCGTGCTGTGGCGGCTCCCGTGACCCAGCTTCGACTACCTCTGCCGCCCGCTCGTGTCGCCGGTGGCGTGTGGGCCGAGCTCGGGCGCTGGATGTGCGGCGAGGGGCCGGAGCCCATCGAGCTCGCGGCGGCGGCCGTGGCGCGTGAGCACCGGCGGCGCGTCAACGCGGCGTCCGGGAGGGCGAAGTGATGCTGTTTACCGACCTGCCCGAACGCGTCGCCATGTCGCGTGTGTGGTGCATGCTATGACGCCAAACCTTTGGCTCCTCGGCCACGTTCTCTACAGGCTTCGCGATCTTCCTGACCGCAGTATTCACGCCTGCGTTACGTCGCCGCCTTACTTCGGGCTGCGCGACTACGGTACTGATGGTCAAGAGTGGCCCGAGGTAACCTTTGCGCCCATGCCGGGCCTGCCGCCGATGACGGTCCCTGCCATGCGGGGCTCACTCGGTGGCGAGTCAGACCCGTGGGCGTTCATCGGGCATCTTGTGCTGACGTTTCGCGAGCTGCGGCGGGCACTTCGTGACGACGGGACGCTTTGGCTGAACCTGGGGGACAGTTACCACAACCTGCGCACCCACAACAACGGAGGCGCGCCAACAAACACAGTCCACCGTGGCGGCGCTCGTGACGGAACCGAATCGTTCGCGCGCACGAATCGAAACCACAAGATCGCCGGTGTAAAGGACAAAGATCTTCTCGGCATACCGTGGCGCGTCGCGTTCGCACTTCAAGCAGACGGGTGGTTTCTCCGCATGGACAACGTGTGGAGCAAGCCCAACCCCATGCCGGAATCCGTGAAAGACCGGCCGACAAGGGCGCACGAATACGTGTTCCTGCTGTCCAAGTCGGCACGGTACTTCTACAACCCGTCCGCCGTAGCGGAGACGACCAACGATGGGGCGCGCAACCGGCGCTCAGTCTGGAGAGTTAGTACGCACTCATACACGGGCGCGCACTTTGCGACGATGCCTCCGGCGCTTGCGGAGCTGGCGATCTTAGCAAGTACGCCAAGCGGTGAATCGGCTGTAGTGCTTGACCCGTTCGGGGGCGCGGGCACAACGGCGATGGTTGCGCGGAGACTCGGCCGCTCGTTCGTTCACGTCGAGTTGAACGCGACCTACATGGACCTTGCGAGGCGTCGATTTGAGAGCGACGCGCCACTGTTCAACCGCGTGAGCCTATGACACCCGTTCGCGATCGCACGCGTCGTCTACCGCGCGCCGAATGGCCGCAGAAAGGTCAACCCCCCACACGGCGGCGAGGCGCCCCCATCGGGCACGGCGCGTCGCAGAGAGGCGCACCGGCTGGTTGCGGGTGGGGCCGTCCTGCTCTTGAGGGCGGCCGGCTTTCATCGTGCCCACATGCGGGTGATCGTGTCCGTGTCGTTCGCCCATGTCACGCTCCAACCGGCGCCCGCGCCGATCTCGCACACGGACACGCGAACGTCGTCGTTCGGCGGGCACTCGCACGTCATGATCTTGTTGCCGCGCTTCATGACGAGCACGTCGCCGATCACGGTGACTTCGTCGTAAGGGACGGAGCGGACGATGTGGTAGGCGAGATTTTCGGGGTCCGTGGTGATGCTCATCGGGGGCTCCTTGCCGGCGGTGGTGCCGACACCGTGAACATTACGCATCCCGTTATCGGCGTCAATATTGTAGTGCGAAATAATGCGTCCGGGAGGGCAAAGTGAGCGCGCCGCGCCCACGACTCGAACGGCGCACCGTGCGCCTACCGCCCGAAGCCTGGGAACGCATCGAGCGCCGGGCGCTTGAGTGGCGGTGCCCGATCGAGGTGGCCGTCCTGCGGATGCTCCAGACGGGCGGACTGTGAGCGCCTACCTGACGCACACCGAGCT